GACAAATATAAAAATTCAATGAGAAATAGTCGATACAAAAGATTATTTGGGATTTCATTAGAAGAGTATAATTCATTATTAAAACTTCAAAAGTATGTTTGTTTTATTTGTCAGTGCCCAGAAACTTCTAAACATAAAAACGGAAAAATAAAAGAATTAGCAGTAGATCATTGCCATGATACAGGAAAAGTTCGTGGATTATTATGTGATCGTTGTAATCATATACTTGGTTTAGCCAAAGATAGTACTCTTTTATTGCAAAATGCTATTAAGTATTTGGAGAAATTTCGATGAGCACTTCAGGTATCACTACTAATCAACTTACACGAAATCAATTCATTGAAGCAGCACTTCGTACTATTGGAGTTCTTGCTTTAGATCAAACACCTTCTGCCACTGAGTATACAACTGCTGCTATTAAATTAAATGCTTTAATTGGAGAGTTTAGAGTTAAAGGTTTACAAGTATGGCAACGTACTTCTTATAGTATGACTTTAACAAACGGTGTTGCTTCTTATAATATTGGTTCAGGGCAAACATTAAACACAGCTTATCCATTACATCTTCTTCAAGCAGTACGAGTTGATGCTACTCAAGGTACAAGAATTGATATGGATATTGTGGCTGATTATAATTTTAACATTCTTCCATCAAATTCTAGTGGAACACCTCTACAAATTACTTATCAACCTAAAATGAATTTAGGTGTAATTAAAGTATGGCCTACTCCAGATAGTTACGCTGCAACAAATGTTTCTATTGTTTTAACGTATCTTCGTCCATTAGAGTATTTTAATACTGCTACAGATACTGCTGATTTTCCTGAGGAATGGGTATCAGCTATTATTTATGGTCTGGCAGTAAGAATTGCTCCTGAATATGGTGTTCCTTTACAAGATCGTTCTCTTTTAATTAAAGAGGCTGATATGTATTTAAAAACAGCAGAAGAAAATTCTTTTGAAGACGCTTCTTTGTTTATTCAACCTTCTAGGAAAAATAATGGCATTCACTAATTCTCCTGAGAATAGTACTTATCGTACTGTTCCTTTAGAGTTTGTTTATAATTCTTGGCCACGAAATGGGAATACAACAATTCGGCGGGATGCTGAAATTGTAAATATGTTTTATGATCGTAATGCTAACGAAAATCAAACACGTTCTATGGCATTAACAAAGCGGCCTGGAGTTACTGATAATGCTATTAGTTTAAGTAAGGTCTCTAGTGCAAGTGTTGTTAATGGTTATTTTCAAGATGACTCTACAAACTATATTTATTGGTCTGTTGATGGTAAAGTATTTGAATTAAATCTATCAGCAGGTGCTGCAACACAAATTGCAACAATGTCAGGAACAAACACAAGTTCAGTAAATTCTGTAGGATTTACTTCTTTTTTGACTGATGTTGGAACACGTTATATTTGTTTCTGTAATGGTACTGAACTGTATTACTCAGTTCCTGGTTCAGGTGTGAGTACAAAAGTAGTTGATGCTGATTTTCCAACAAATCCAGGAAAAGATATTGTATTCCTTGATGGGTATCTTTTTGTGTTTAAAAAGAACACTGGTGATATTTATAACAGTGATCTTAATGATCCTGGTACTTGGACTCCAGGAAATTATGTCACAGCAGAAATTAATCCAGACAAACTAATTGCAATGACAAAGATTAAAAATTATCTTATTGCTTTTGGCTCTGATGGTATTGAATTCTTTTATGATGCAGCAAACGTATCAGGATCTCCCTTAGCACGAAATGAATCTTACTACAAAAATGTAACACTTACTAGTAATCTATGTACAGTAGGAGATACAGTATATTTTACTGGACGTCAAAAAGGAAAAGGAATTCAAGTTTTTGAATTAGATTCTAATGAGATTAAAACGGTTTCAAATAACTTTATTGAACGTGTCTTACAAACATATGGAACTACTAGCGTAGACTCCACAACAAATGATAGCAATACACAATTATTTAGCTTATCTTTAAATGGACATACTTTTTTATTACTGAATTTTATTGCTTCTGGCGTACTATATGTGTATGACATAGATCATAAATTTTGGTATCGTTGGACTTTTGGAACTGAAGGAACTGACAGTAACAAGATCCACGCTGTGTGGACTATTAATGCCACAACTGGTTTGCCAAGAATTGTGTTTGGTGGTCGTAGTAATTTAAGCTACTTTGATAATTCTTTCTACCAAGATTTTTCTCAGTCATTTACTATATCTTATACTACAGAAGATTATGATGCTGATACCTTTAATTGGAAAATGTGCTCTCGTATGGGACTTCATTGCGACTTTCCAACAACCGCTGTAGCCACTTCTAATGCACAAATATCTTGGTCTGATGATGATGGTAATACTTTTTCTACTCCACGTAATTTAAATGTATGCTCATCTAATCCATATATTACTCAATGTGGTAGATTTAGATCTCGCAATTGGAGAATTACTTATTCAGATAATTACCCATTTCGTATGTGGGGAATGACAATGGACCTTAATGTAGGAAATATTTAAATGGCAAGTACAACTTTTGTAGCAGGAACTGTTATTCCTGTAGATTGGTTAAATGAGGTTAATTCTTTGTTGTGGGGTTCTGCTAGTCCTCCAGGAACAAAAATACGTGTAAATACTTCAGGAAATGTTGGTATTGGTATTACTCCAACAACAGGTTGGAGAGTTGGTTCATCAGCACTACAAGTGGGAGTTTTTGCAACACTCTGGACACAGTCTAATGGTTCAACAAGTCTTGGTTTTGGTTTATATGAAGGTGGAACTAATACTTTTAATTATCAAACTACAGGAGATATTCCAACTCTTTATTCGCAGCTTTCTGGAAATCATATTTGGTATAGAGCTTCTTCTAGTGGTACTGTAGGAAATTCTGTTACATTACTTGAAAATGGTAGATGGAATGAAACTGGAAAGTTTTTAATTGGAACAACAGTTGTTGGAATAAGCAACAATGGTAATACAATGTTAACTTTACGTGGAGGAACTGGAGCTTATATAAGTGCTTCGGCTCCAACAGGACAAGAGTTAATTGCAGGCGCAGATTCTTCTGGTTCAGTTATTGGGTCCTTTTCAAATCATCAATTAGCGTTTCGTACAAATAATGTAGATCGTTTTACACTTTCTTCTAGTGGTGATTTTACTTCTTCTGGTGGTCTTATTGGTTATGGCACAGGTGCGGGTGGTGCAGTCACGCAGCTTACAAGCAAGGCTACTGATGTGACATTGAATACTTCTAGTGGTCGAATCACAATGCATAATGCTGCACTATCTGCTGGTGCTTCAGTGAGTTTTGTTATGTTTAATACAAAGATTGGTGTATCAGACACAATTCTTGTAAATATTTATGAATCTTTTAGTGGGGCAAATTATAGTGTCCGTGCGTCTGTAGGAAATAACTACGCACGAATTACATTAACTAATCAAACAGGTGGTAGCTTGTCTGACGCAGTTCAAATTAACTTCTCTATCATTAAAGCGAGTTTAACATAATGAAAAAGTTAATTAGTGCTTTATTGCTTTCACTAGCATGTGTTACTGCCCAGGCAGATTCATGGACAGGGCCAGATAAGAAACTACATCTTGGTGCTGGTTTTGTGATTTCTAGTTTAATTACTATGCACACTAAAGATCGTGAAACAGGTTTTTATGCAGGTACTATTGCAGCAGCAGGTAAAGAACTTATTGATGCTACTGGTGCGGGACAAGTTTCAGGAAAAGACTTTGCTGTGACAGTTATTGGTGCAGCTATTGGTTCATATTTAGGTGGTTTAATTGTTACACATTCTCAAGGCAATACTACTGTCGCTTACGCTACTAGGTTCTAATGTTATGGCTGAAGAAGATAAACGCGGATGGCTAATGTCTGGGTTTTTGTCTAAGCATTTAAACCCAGATAAAGAATACAACGAACAGAATCATGGAATTGGTTACAAAACACATGATGGCTATCTTGCTGGTATCTATCGTAATAGTCTAGATAAAAACTCTGTTTATGCTGGAAAAGAATTTAAATCTGATCCTGTTATAAACGACAAACTTAAATTAGCTATTGTACTTGGTTTAGTGTCAGGTTATAACAAACCAGTAACTCCACTAGCTCTCCCTGAAGTTTTATATGGAAATAAGGAACACGAACTAGCTCTTGGTTTTGTACCTCCTATTAAAAAGGTAACACCTGGAACACTGGCACTACAATACAGAAAGAGGTTTTAATGGCTATTCTTATTCCTCCAGTTCCACAAGACAAGAATACTAGTTTTGTCTGGACAGAGTGGTTTAAACGTCTTCGTACAATCTTAAACGATTTTATTATTAACATTGTTTTAACATTTTCTACTCGTGGTACTTATCTTACTAAAGCATTAACTGGTGGAGAAACCACTGTTTACGTAAAAGATTCAACCGTATTTCCCTCATCTGGCATTGCTGTTGTCTTTGATACTACAAATGATCGAGATGAGTTTACATACACAGGTGTGGGTAATGGAGTACTTACTGGAGTGTCTGGAGTATTAGCACATAATGTAAATGCTTCTGTCATTCCTAAAGTAAAATCAATGACTATCTCTTCTGCTGTAAATGAAATGAGATTCTATGGCGATAGAGGTGATGGGACAATTGAAGAGTTAGCTGCAATTGGTGTTACTGCTAGTGGTGGAGATCAAGTAATTGGATTTTTTGGATCAGGGAATAGTGGTACTAGTCGTGTTGCAGTCCTAGGAAAATCTTATTCTTCTGTAGGCGTAGCTGGAACAAGTGTTACTGGTATTGCAGGACAATTTAGCACAGCATCAGCTAGCCAAACTGGTTGTTATGGAACTAACACAAACACAGGACCGGGAGTATTTGGAAACAATGATTCTAGTGGTTATGGGGTATTTGCTCGTAGCAGTACTGGATATTCAATTGGTACTAACGGTAACGATACTGTAGGTCATGCTTTTTTTAACCCACGTGCTGGAAGACCTAGCACAAGAACAGCAGGAGGTCTTGCTGTAATTTATACAACTGGTGGATCAGTAGATGCTAGAACTGCTTCGCCAAAATTAATGATCGCTGATGGAACTGATTGGCGACTTGTTGAAGATTATTCTATTTGGACAGGATAAATATGCTATCATCTTTGTTTGGATCAGGGGCAGGACTTAATTCAAGTAGGACAACTAATAGTTGGCAAACACCTGTATTGGATCAACGTAAAACAATTAACTCGTCTCTATCTTCAATGATGGGGACAAGTACTCCCACATCTACACCGACTTCAACAACCCCAATACCAGGAATCTCTGGTGTCAAGTACAATAAACCAGGTGGTTGGGTAGCAGAAGACGGTGGTAATGGGGAATTAATGGGTGTTTCTCAATGGGGAAATTACTTTAATGGTTTAGACCTACTTGGTGAAGGTCAACAAGTACAAGACGTACAATCTATTGGTGGTTCTACTCCAATTGGTTTTAATATTACTCGACAAGATCCTAATGGTGATCCTAATTGGTATCAAACTCGTCGATTAAATTTTAATCCTGATGGTTCCGTTTATTGGGCTGATGGTAGTAATTGGACAAGCCAAAAACAACAAAGCCAAATGGATCACTTTTTAAGTGCTGGCTTACCTATGGCTCTTGCATTTGCAGGAGGTATTGGTGCTACAGGTGGTTTTGGTGGTGCCGCTGCTGGTGCTGAGGGTTTGTCTGGAATGGATTTAGCTGCTGATGCGGCATTAGGTTCAGGTAACAATATTATTACTGCTGGACAAGGTTTAGGTACTGCTGCTGGAGCAGCTAGTGGTGCGGTAGGTGGTTCTGGTTTCCAAGCACCGGCTGCTGGTAGTACCTCTGGTGCTGGTCTTAATTTAAGTGGTGCTGCGCCTGGGTCTGTTTATGGTACTGGTGCAGGTTTAGGTATAGCCCCTGAAGCTATTGGTGCCGCAACTGGAGGCACTGGTTTAGGGGCTATGATTGGTTCCACTATTCCCGCAGGCTCTGCTTTAGCCGGTTTAGGTGGTGGCAGTTTAGCTGGTGGTTTACTAGGACAAATAGGAAAAACTGTGGGCGGAAATTTAGCTGGTAATGTAATTGAAAAAGTTCTTGGTGGATCAAGCGGTGGTGTTTCTAATTTAGGAAACCTTGCAAGCTTGTTTACCAATTCTCAACAATACAATAAGATGGGTGATCTTATTAATGAGATCAAATCTATTTATAAACCAGATGGTGAATATGCTAAATACTTAGGTAATGAACTAGCACGTAAAGATGCTGCCGCTGGTCGTAATAGCCAATATGGTCCACGTACTGCTGAGTTAATGGCTCGACTAGGAGACTCACAAGCTCGTGCATTGTCTGGTTTAGGTGGAATGATGGCTACACAACAAGGTGGTTTAAATGGAATGGTTGGTGCTGGATCTCGTTTAATAGATGGTACAGGTCTTGGTGGACTAATCAGTCAAGGTTTACAAGGACTCTTTAGTGGTGGTGGTATGAATGTTGGAGAAGTTGGTAGTACTCCAAGTATCTGGGATCGTCCATCAGAAGACATTGATTGGGAAGAACTCTTCGGAGGTTAATAATGTCAGTAGATTTACAAACACTATTTCAATCTGATCCTGCTGCTCAAGAACTTGGGCTTAATTTAATAGGCGATCAGCGAGCACAAAATGCTGCAACTTTAGAAGAATCAAACCTTCGTAATCAAAAAACACGTCAAATGATGCCTCACGATATTCGTGGTGCTGATCTTAAAAATCAAATTGATGCTGCACGTTTACCACAAATGTTTGCTACAACTAAAGCACAAGAATTGGACAATCAATTTAATGAAGGAACTTTAGGACCTAGAATTAAAGCTGAATTAGATAAAATTCGTGCTAGTGGAGATAAGCAAAAGCTAGATGAAATTACCAATGCTGGTCGAGCTTATTCACAAGCAGGTGAGTTTCTCGAAATGATGCCTGGTGTGGCTACTCATGCTTATGCTAAGCAAGTACTAGGTAACTATTATCATCCTAGTTTTGACCAAGTTCCTGCAAATGCTCTTGGTGGAGCTATTCGTGCTTTTGGTAAAGCTATGGTAGGTGCTGAAGCTCCTTATGTACAGAAGCAAGCGTTAGCTGACACCGCCGCCGCTGGTAAGGCTGCCGCTGAAGAAGAAAAGACTCGTCGAGCTACACAACTAGCAGCTTATAAGAATGAACTAGCAATGAAGCTAGCTCAATATAAAGAACAAGCTAAGAAAAGCCAAGATCCTAAGACTGCTCGTGCACTAGCTAATCAACTGTTCCTTGCCGCACAAAAAGAAGAAGACCCTGACCGTAAAGCAATACTTATGGAACAAGCTCAAAGCTTTAATGAAATTGCTTTTGCTGAGATCGAACGTCGTGCTCAGGCAGGTGCTGCCGCTAAACCAGATCTTGGTAAACTAGGTATTGAAACTAATCCTATGCCGCCAACACCAACACTTCCTGGTGCTGCGCCACAACAGCCACAAGGTGGTGCACAGAAACCAGCATCATTAGCTGACGTCCAAAAGATGTATCCAGGTGTTCCTGCTGATAAACTTAAAGAAGCGTACAAACGCAAATTTGGAGTTGATTTACAATGAACGATCCACTAGGTTTGTTTGAAGAAGATAAAGGCTCAGATCCCCTGGGCCTTTTTTCCGACGAAGAAAAACAACCATCCCGCCTTCGTAAAATTGCTGGGGCAGGTGAAGCTGCTCTAAATATCGGTTCTGGTTTGATTGGTCAAATCCCGGCAGGTATTGGTACAATCATTGATACTGTAAACGAACTTACGCAAGGTCGACATGATCCAAAGAAAGCTGAACAACGCTTTCAAGATCTTTCTCGTGCATTTACTTATGAACCTCGTACAGAAGAAGGTAAAGAGTATGTAGAAAAGATCATGACTCCTGACGTCATGAACACTCTTAATGCATTAGGTGGTATTGCACATACTATGCCACCTGCACGTACTGCACCTTCTGTGCGTAGCCTTATTCCAAAAGATACTCCTATTCCTGAGTCTCGTTTAGATAAACTTAATCAACTAACACAACCAAAAGAAACTGTTGCTCCTAAACAAGATCCATTGGCTTTATTTGAAGGTCAAGGAGAACTCGATCTTTTCTCTCCAGATCAGAAGCAATTAGGTCAATCACCTTTTGATGCTGTTGGTGGTAAATGGGCAGTTGATGAGAATGGTATTCCAATTAAGCAGATGCTTTCTGAGGAAGTATCACGTACTGCCGATGAAGGAGTTCAAGGACGTCTATTTGAAGATCCAACTCAACCAGTAGATCCTGTCATTGCAAAACGTATGGAAGAACAGGCTGCTGAAAAGACACGTCTACTTGAAGAACAGGCCAAGCAATTAGAAATAGAAGAAGCTTATAAGCAACGACAAGAAGGCATCAAACGTGATGCTGAAGAAGCTCGTCAAATGACTATTGAAGATACTCTGCTAAAACTACAAGAAGAGTTGTCTACAGAACGTGTAAGTAAAGGACAACAGCGTAAAGCAGAGCGACTACGTGCTCCTCGTGGACAACGTGGTGCTATTGACGCTGAAGCAGTAAAGGACATTACAGAGAAGTTTAAGGCAGGTATTGCCTCTGCTCGTGATATGCTTGCCTCTTGGAAAGGAGCATTTACTGAGAACGAATTAGGTGTAGCAATGAAGTCTGTAGACAATCCTAAGTCTCTGGACACTGTTGCTTTCATGACACCAGAGGAGTTTCATAGCCTAGCTACTGGTCGTTCTCCTGCTGAGTTAAATGCTGAATATACTCCCCGGCTTCGTGAATCAATTCGTGAAGGCCTAAAAAGCAAAAACGGCCTTTGGGAAATGCCTTATCTTCGTATAGATAACGAAGGTAAAGTCACTGCCCATGAAGGCCGTCATCGGATGGATGTATTTAAAGAGCAAGGATATGAACTAGTTCCTGTGCGTTTACGTAAGGAAGCTGGTGAAGGTTGGGGTACTTGGAAACGTCCAGACGTTATTATCCCACAAGAGTTTCGTAATAGTCCTAAGGCTGTACAGACTGTAGCTGCTCAACCGTTTCCACGAGTTCTACATGAGCCTGATCTAAGCCCACGTCTCCGTGGTCCTGCTAGTCAACGTGGTGGTATTGATATCAAGGCTATTGGTGACAGTGTAAAGGAACTTGTTAAGTCCGTTACTAAGCCCGGGATTAAGGCTAAGGATACTCCTGTAAAGACAAAAGAGAATGTGATTGAAAGTATTCCTGGTCACAAGGATGCTTTAAAGGATTACATTCCTGCTGATCCAACTGCATCGGAGATCTTAACAGATTCTCTAGGAGATGGTGACAGTAATCTAAAGTTTACTGGTGTACAGTCTGGTGCAACAATGACAGGCATCAAGTACAACTCACCTTTGATTCAAGGAATCGGTAAGCTGTATCAAAATGCACAAAAGCGTAGTGAAAAATTAATTCGGGATTTTGTGTATCCTGTAGAGTATATTTTTAAGAAACTCTCTAAGTCGGATATTATCGAGCTTTCCAAAGTAATGAAAATGGAAATGTTCGATGGTCGTCTGGTTGACGCACAGACATTACGTGAAGCTGGATTTAATGATAAGCAGATCAATGCTTATACTCAGATGCGTGATCTATTCAATCGTGCATATGATATCCAAGCTAAGGCTTTGGAAGCACAAGGCAAAAAAGTCCCCACCAAGCGTGAAGCTTATCTAAGCTCACGTTGGACTGGAGACTGGCATGTACCTGTCTATACTAAAGACGGTAAGCTTGTTTACTATGTAGCTGAGAAGACTCGTGCAGGAGCACACAATGCTCTTGAGTACCTGAAGGAACAGTTTGATCTTGACCTAGATAAGTCAAAAGTAACATACCGTGCAGGTAATGCTAAGCATGGTAATCTACATGATGCTTATCTAACTATGCTACGTATCATTGATTCTAACGATCCTCGTGCACAAGCTATCAAGTCTGTGATGGAAGAAGCACTTGCATCTGAGGGCTTTAACGCTCTTAATCAGAAGCAACACTTTGAATCGAAGGCAAACGTTCGTGGTTTCCAAGGAGATCGTCCTTGGGTAACAGACAAGACCAATGCCTACGATCTATTCCGTTCACAGTTTGATTATGTGAAGAATGCTTTTACTTGGACTGAACTACAGAAAGCTACTAAGACAAGCAAGGAAGTTCTTAGCAATGATTATCTTGTACAAGAACAACCAAACAATGTTCGTTATGCACAAGAGTATGCTAAGAATAAATTAGGCTTTGGTGAAGCCAATTGGGTTAAAGAAATGGAATCTGTTGCCAATGAAGTGCTTGGCACCAGCCGTCAATCTTTCTATAACGTAGTTGGAGATATGAAGTCTTTCTTTATTATCTCTAAGCTAGGTTTTAACTTAGGTTTCATGGTAGCCAACACTATTCAACCAGTGTTTACACTACCTTGGCACGCTAATTTAGTTTCCCTTGGCTACAAACATAATCCTTTTAACACCTTTGTTAAGGGTGGTGGAGATGCTATCTCTGGATACATGAAGTATGCTTTAGGGCTTGACATGCCAATGTCTAACTTAGGTAAAGATGCTTTACGTTATGCTGAAGACAATGGTATTGTTCGTCGTTCTATGTTTGACGAAACAGCTAACCTAGGACGTCATCCTATCATTGAAGGAGCAGAAAAAGCAGGTTCAGTAACTATTCAAACTATTGAACACATGGCTCGACTGAACTCCTTCATGGGTTTTGTACATCACCTACAACAGTCAAAGATGTTCTCTGATCCTATCAAAATGTTTGAAAAGGCAGAAGAACTAACTAACGCTGCAATGGTAGATTACCGTCCAGGTGAAGGTCCTATGGCGTTTGATAAACTAGGTACCACTGGAGAAGCTTTAAAGACATTACAGACGTTTAAATTTAACTACTATAACCAACTGCACCATTTCTTTAAAGAAGCTGGTGAAGGCCGTCCTAGTGGCTTAGTAACGTTCATGGCTTTACAAGCTATGCTAGGTGGTGCCATTGGTTTACCACTGCTCCAAGAAATGGATGATATCTGGTCCACAATTCGTGATAACCTTCCTAATGATCTTCATATTAAAGTCAAGGATTTTAGTATCAAACAGAAGATGATTGAGACTATGCCTGATTGGGCATCATATGGTGGTCTAAGTAAACTAACTGGTGCTAACTTCTCTAGTCGATTTGATGCTGGTAATCTTGCTGATATGAGCTTTGATTCACTGTTTCCTTTCATCAAGGATATCTCTAATCAAGCTAGTAAGGTATACAACTACACTAAAGAACCTGGCACATCAACTGGTGCAGAAGCACTCTATGCCTTAGCTCCTCCAGGACCAATCCAAGGTCTTTTGGAAACTAATATGGATGCTTTCAAAGGACCAAAGACTCCAGAAGGTAATCAAGTTTATTTGAATCCTCGTGATCTACGTAAGCAAGATGCTAATTTTGTGCGTACACCTGAGCAAGAATCTTATCGTGTGTTAGGTCTTACTGAGTTAGACGAAGCTAAATACAAATCTAAGCGTTACACACAGAATCAGATGGAACGTGAATCAGATATGCGTCGTAAGGAACTAGCTGATAAGTTCTTTGATGCTGTGATTAACAAAGAAGACAAGACACGAGACAAGATTGTATACCAGTACATGAAGTACGATGGTGATCCCCAGACATTGATAGACCGTCTCGACTCAGATGCTATGCGTAGAGCCCTCCCTGCCGAGACACTACAAGCATCTAAGGCACAGACATTACTTTCTATCCAGAAAGCTAAACGAATGAAAGAAGTATTAAATGGCTTCAATAAGTAAACAACAATTAGCTTGGATTTATAAGGAGGCCGACCCTAAACGTTTGGATCGGTTCCTTCCTTATTTAAACCAAACTCTTGAAGAATTTGAAATAAACACTCCTCAACGGATACGCATGTTCCTAGCACAGATCGGCCACGAGTCTGGTCAACTTCGTTATGTGCGAGAACTAGCGTCAGGTGCAGCTTACGAGGGTCGTAAAGACTTGGGAAACACATCACCTGGAGATGGGGTTCGGTACAAGGGGCGAGGCTTGATCCAAATAACCGGAAAAGCGAACTACGTACGTGTTTCACAAGCTCTGGGGTTACCCTTACTGGAAAAGCCAGAGTTACTTGAAGAAGATCAGAATGCGTGTCGATCGGCTGGCTGGTTTTGGTACAAAAATAATTTAAACTCATTAGCGGATATGGGACTCTTTCGTGAAGTAACTAAACGAATTAATGGTGGTTATAACGGTTATGCTGATCGTTACAAACTGTATCAACGTGCGTTGGAGATTATCAAATGAATCTAAAGGACTTATTCTTAAGACTAATCGATGAACAGAAATGGCGTGAAAGCAAAGCACAAGGAATGAGTTCTGGCTTAGGTTCCATGCCTTATAACTTTGATGAAACAATGAATTTAAAGTACCCTGGTTTTATGGATGCTTTAACTAAACAAGATGAAGAAGAGCAGAAGCGACAAAAACTTCTTGAGTCTATCTCACGAGGTTTAGGTCAGAATCCTACTACAAACTTTATGGACTTTTATCGACAACAAGAATTTATTGAACGTCGAAAGAAAGACCTTGAGAATAAATATAAAGCACCATTATAATGAGTGATTTATACAGTATATATAAAAAAAGTGTACCTGCAAATGCACGGACACTTTTAGAAAGTCTTTTTACAAAAGAGCCTATAACTGAAAATAATTTTACTGAGGAAGAATTAAATGTAATTAGAGAAATGGCAAAATTAAAACAACCTGCTGTTTCTTATTTTGATTACCCACAAAAAGAAGAAGCTCAACGAGGTGCTGGTTTTACTTTTGATAATCCACTAGAGTTAATTAAAAAAAGTTATGAAAACCCTTCATACTCTATGATGGGTACTTTAGGTTCATTGT